CTGACAGGCGATGATTTCATGGACAATGTCGCGCGTCAAATCGCCGAATACTGGGAAACAGTTGATGAAGCTACGCTTATTGCTATTCTGAGCGGTATCTTTTCGCTTCGCGAGCTTGAGTATAGTGAGGATGAGGGCGACGACTACAAACGCGTGGCGAAAAGTAAATTCATCGACACTCACACGCTTGACATAAGCGAAAAGACAGGCGACGATGCCTATGTTGGCGCAACTACGCTTAATACAGCAATTCAAAAGGCGTGCGGGGCCAATAAGGGTAAATTTACTGTTGCTCTTCTCCACTCCGTTGTCGCGACGAACCTTGAAAACCTTCAGCTTTTAAACTACATGACATACACGGACTCAAAGGGTATCACGCGTGATCTTTCAATCGGATCATGGAACGGACGCTCCATCATAGTAAGCGACGCGCTGCCTACCAAAACGGTGCTCGGTAAGGGGACCATATACACCTCATATATACTCGGGGAAGGCGCTTTCTTCTACGAAAATATAGGTGCAAAGGTGCCGTATGAGATGTATCGTGATCCGAGCACCAACGGAGGATCCGACATTCTTTATTCTCGCCAGCGCAAGGTAATTCATCCGTTTGGCTTTGATTATGTTAAGAAGGAACAGGCTTCACTGTCGCCTGAGGATACTGACCTCGAAAACCCCGCCAACTGGGAGCTTGTTTTTGACTCCGAGGATAATCCTATCGATGTGTCGCTCATTCCGATTGCAAGGATAATCTCATTAGGTTGATAAGATTGCTACGATGACTGACATTTTTAATAGTATTGCCGATGGGGCATCGTCACGCCTTGCGGCATTAGGCATAACGGTAAAACCTGAGGACACAGAGCTTTTGACGTTTGTCATCAAGTCTGCCGTCTCGGAGCTTTGCTCAATAACGGGTTACAATGCCCTTCCGTCCGAGCTGATTGACGCGGCTGCCGACATCGTCTGTGCTGATTTTGCTCTCACCGTTATGGCTCGCGATGGCACGGACGGTGCTGAGGTATCCTCCAGACGCGACGGTTCTATGTCGGTGTCATATACAAAAGGGACAAGCAGGGCTGAACGTCTTCGTGCGGAGCTGAAAAAGATGAGAGAACGCGGCTTGTCGGTAGCGGGGACAAAACGCAGGCTTGTCTGGTAAGGCCGTGAAGGCATGGACCATATGAGCACGTCTGGTTTTTCAAAGGTTGAATAAGTCTGGCTATTACATGTTGCTGTAATGATTTAATTAAAAAGAGGCTTAAAACTATGACCGATATTTTTACATCGGCCGTTGGTGCGGCGCTCGGGGCTTCGTTCCCCGGCGTCGCCGTCACGGCAGGGCGCCCTCCCGCCGACGCCACAGTTCCATCCTTATATTTTAGTGTAGACCGCTTTTATTCTTCCGGAGGTGAGCCTAAAGTTGCCGTAAAAATACGGTATTTTACCCCCGGTGCGCCATCTGCAGCTCACGATGGCTCGGCTCTTCTCAACGCGGTAAGGGAGCTATCACCGGGCGGTGATAAGGTCACAGCCGAAAGCTATGAATGTAAGGCATATGACCGGTATTCGGAGCTTACAGTCGTTTATTCCGGTGAAACAGCTGCTACAACTCCACCGCCTACATACGGAAGCGTACCTATGAAGTCTATAAACATCAATGTTTCATTTATATGAGCTTTGCTTTGTTTTATCTGAGTATGATGGCGGAGGGATTGTGCTGTGAAAAACATATATACATCAAGCGGCGTTTCCGCTTATAACGGAGACGGTGCTGTACTACCGGGGGGCGGACGCGGTACTGTCGGTATTGTTTACGATGCTGGCTGGGGTGCGCCCGGCGAGGTGACCCTTTATTCCCGCGATAGCTTCATACCGGGGCGATATATCAAAGAAACCTTTGCGTGTGATATAGATGACCCATCGCTTGACGGCATACGCGACATTCTTGCAAACGCATCAACCGTAGCTGTTTTTCGCCCGTCAGGAGGTACTGTGGCATCGTGCTCTCTTGGACAAGCCCGCTATCCCGGTGCGAGAGGAAATTCTATCAGGCTTGCTGTTTATTCGCATAATGGTGGCTCATACCGTGTTGTTACGTATCTTCACAGTGAAGCTGTTGACAGTCAAATCGTCAGCGGTGCTGCTGAGCTGAAAGACAATGCTTTTGTAATATTTAATCGCGACGCTGTGATTTTCGAGAAGGCAGGGCTTCCCTTAACGGGAGGAACCGATACAGCACCTGATGAATTTGATTTTGTTGCCGGTATTGAAGCTCTCCTTGCTCATCCTATAAATATTGACATATTAGCGTACGCTGATGACTCGCTCTCTCATGCTGAAGCTTGCATTTCAGCTGTTCGGCGTGAGCGAGAGGCGGGGAGATATGTAAAATGCGTGCTTTTTCGCTATTTTGGGGATGGCAGCGCATTTGTGACATCTGTTTATAATGAAGATTCATACGGTGGCGGCGGGGTTGTTTATTATACAGCCGGACTTTGTGCGAGCTCATACCCGTGGGAAACGCTCGCGGGTAAAAACTATGCCGGAAGCTTTGGTATAAGGGCTGATTTTTCTGATGAAGATTGCATCCGGCTTGCGGATGCAGGACAGCTTGTTTATCAAAATCATAAAGGAATACCACCCCGTATCTTTCGTGATGTCAACACAGCAGCTTCAGAACAGAATTGTATGCTTTCCGACAACTCCTCGATGCGCCTGTATGATTATATAATTTCAAATATACGCATTATTTTTAATGATAAATACGCAGATGTTGTCTATGACGACGTATCGGGGTGCTCTGCACTTGCGGATGAAATAACATCGTTTCTTTCGCAATTATCACATAAGTACGGTGCGATAAGAAACGATACTATTTCCACCGATGCGACAACCGACGGGGCAGGCGCTATTACCGTTTCTTTGTCCGTATCGCCCCTTCTGCGCCCGTATGACATTGGCGTATCAGTATTTTTGGTTTAATAATTGACGCGCCATCAGAAACTCGGGGGTATGCCTTATGTATAAACTTTTTATTGACGGACTTCTTATGCCCGTTTTCCCGGATGAGACTGTTATAACGCGTGGTGACTGCACTACCATCACAAGGCTTGCTGATGGTTATGACATAGCCGTTTTTTCGCCGCCGGCGCCAGATGAAATTGATTTTTCGCTTGATTTTCCTGCAACTGATACGGAATTTGCTACATGGGAAGGTGGATTTATACGTCCGGGTGAGCTTTATGACGCTGTTACATTGCTTTCCGGGCGGCCGTTCCGTGTAATTGCAGCAGCGGTGGGTGATGACGGTTCACTTTCTGATTCATATAGCTTCACAGCGACGCTAAAGCGCGCAACACTCAAGCGTAACAACGATGGCAGCATTACGGCAGCGTTGAAATTTAAGCGTTATCCCGGCGGGGTGGAGGTGTTTTAAACATGTCTGTCACAAACACGCGTGGTGAGATTATCTTCTCGTCAGGCGTCATCACGCCGCACGACGATGTTCGATTCGTAACGGAACATGGCACTGCCGGGGTGCTTTATTTTACAGCCAACGAGCGTATTGATACGGGTGAGAGCGTAACGTTCCGTTATGGAGGTAGAGACGTTTTTAAGGGTGTTGTATTTAAATATGAATACGGGCATGAAAAGCAGTATAAATACATGGCATATGACATGCTGCGGTATTTCGAAAACAAGGACACAATTAAATACGTCGGATTGACGGCGACTGAGCTTCTGTTAAAGATCGCCAATATATATGGCTTTGCCACAGGTGAGATTGAAGATACCAAATACCGCATTGCTGCGCGCCTTGAGGATGGCGTTACGCTTTATAAAATTATTGATTACGCGCTGACGCTTACCTCGGGCGCCGGTTTTGGCGAGTTTGTTTACTATGATGATTGCGGCAAGCTTTGCCTAAAACGCATGACGTCTCTTCGCTGTGGCACGGTCATGACCCCGTCGGTATGTACGGATTTCACTGTTTCTGTTTCAATAGACGAGGGCTATTACAACAAGGTTAAGCTTGTACAGATAAGCGGGACCGGCAGGCGTTTTTTCGTCCGCGAGGATACGGAGCGTATTGCCCGGAACGGTGTGCTTCAATATTACGGAATGTTAAGTCCACAGGAAAACGGAACATCTGTTGCCATTAATCTTCTCAATTCGCTATCGACACCTAAGCGGAGCATTGTCTGCACATGCGCTAAAGGTGACCTGACGGCTCGGGCCGGTGCTGTTGTAACCGCTGATTTTGGCGACGGTGCTGCTGATTATCTGTGTGAGCGCGCTGAGCACATTTTTAATAGCTCTTATACGATGAAACTAAAACTTTCGGCGCTCTGATAAAAATAACAACTTATATAGAACGAGGTTTTAAAGCATGAGTATTAAGTATGCGGGAACTGCTCATGATGGCGGTATCACGGCCGATATTATATGTGGCGTCGTAACATCGACATCGCCTTTATCCGTCAAGATTGATGATAATATTACACTTTCCGGCTCGGCGCTTATAATACCCGCATCGATTTACAATCGGACGTTTTATGTGAATATTGGCGATACATCGTATACCGGAACAATTTCATCCGGACTTGCTGTCGGCAGTTATGTCATGATGGTCAGAGCTGAGGGCGGGCAACGCTATGCCATTATTGACATCATTAAATAAGGGGGCGTTATGTTAAAATTACAACGCAAGTACTCGCCGTCGAGGACGTATGCGCTTCATAAAGACGGCAGCGGTTATTTAATAAACGGTTTTGTCGAGGGGAAAGACGCTGTCCGTCAGGATTTGTTTTTGCTTGTCTCAACTGAGAGGGGCGCATATAGCGATATTTATAACGGTTTTTTTGGTGTGGATCGCGTTGATCTTATAGGTCGGGACTATCATTACGCAACAGTTGAGCTTTCCGAGAGGATAAAAGACGCTCTTTTCATGCGTTACGGGGAAGCTTTCAAGTCCGCCGTTTTTAAAAATGAAAGAATTAACGGCGAGGTTCGGGTTACGGTTTATGCCGATATTGGTTTCTGAGGGCTGGTGGTTATATGTTCGAGGAAAAAACATTTGACGTTATTTTATCTGACATGCTTTCGGCAGCGCCCGATGGAATAGATACAAGCGTTGGGTCGATTTTCTATGATGCCGTCGTGCCGGTAGCCGCAGAGCTTGCTAAACTTTACAGGGCGTGTTCTAAAGTTGCATCCGAAATGTTCCCAGACACGGCATCACGCGAGTATCTGATCCGCCACGGTGCTGAGTATGGTATAAAGCCAACCCCGGCAACGCGTGCGGTTTTAAAGGGACAATTTAACGCCTATATACCGGAAGGAAGTAAGTTTACCCTCAAAGATTATGTTTACACAGCAGGCAAGCTTATTTTAGACAGCGATTACTTAAAAGAATATGAGGTAATATGTGACACCCCCGGTACTAAGCCAAACGCAATTATGTACGGTACTCTCGTACCGGTATCATATATAAACAGCCTTACATACTCATACGCAAACGGGCTCATCACTCCCGGACGAGATGAGGAGAGTACTGAATCATTCCGTGTGCGTGTGTTGCGTGCGGCAGCCGGTGTACCATTTGGAGGTAATGTCGCTGACTACATCGAGTATGTATCAGCGATTGACGGTGTAGGCGGAGTTAAGGTTTTTCCCGCGCATGCGGGGGGCGGCACTGTAAAAATTGTTGTTCAGGCAAAGAATTATGGCGTACCCAGCTCATCTTTGATTAATTCAATTAAAAATACTCTTGACCCTACGAATAAAACAGGGCTCGGCTTTGGTATTGCACCTATC